ATGATATAGCAACTGATAAAGATGGTAATTCACATCAGGAAATATCATTAAAATTTATAGAAGAAGATAGAAAGCATCATCTTGAAAAGACAAAGAACAGAGAGATGCATCTGAGATATTGCGCAGAAGCTCCTATAAAGCCATCTGAAGCACTAATGCAACTAGGTAATAATATATTTCCAGTTGATCTTCTAAAACAACACAGAGCATTTCTTTTATCTCATAGAGATATTTATCTTGATTCAGCATGGATTGGGTCATTATCTATGAATGAAGAATCACAAAAAGTAGAATGGAAAATCAATAAAGATGCAATACCAATAGATCATTATCCTCATAACGATCTTATAAATATTAATGGTGCAGTAGTAATATGGGAACCACCTATAACTAACAGAGATGGTATAATACCACCAGGATTATATATCTCAGGAAACGATAATTATGACCATGATCAGAGTACCACAGATTCTTTGGGATCTACTTTTATTATGAACAGGATGACAGAAAGACTTGTAGCAGAATTTACAGGCAGACCTGCAGTAGCATCAATGTTCTATCAGACAAACAGATTGCTATTGATGTATTATAATGCCATCCAAAACTTTGAAAATAACCTTCAGGGATTAAGAAATGATGCAAGGAAATTCCATTCAGAACATATGCTTTGCGATACTCCTGATATTATAAAAGATAAGATAGACGATAAAAGAGTACTAGCAAGAGGTAAAGGTACTCCAGGGACTGTACCTATTATTAAATACGGGCTAGAACTTATTCTTGACTGGTTAATGAGAGAAACAGAACCTGGTAGTGGTATTCTTAACTTACATAAAATTAAATCAGTACCATTACTTGATGAATTGATATATTACAATAGTAAAGGAAACTTCGATAGGATAATGGCATTAATTTATTTATTAATTTATCATGAAGATAAGTGGCATTTTAAGGCAGATATAGATTATAAACCTAAAAAAGAACTTCATCCGTTCTTTGCAAACAATCCTTTATTCAAACAAAACCTAAAAAATAATAACATTATAACCCAATCAGGAGTTATAAAAATAACAGATAAATAATATTTTTATTAATATTAATTTTATTATAAATTGCACGTCATAAATTCCAGATAATATGTCAACGAAGATATATTCCTTCCCAAAACAGAAATTATCTTATAGGGATAAAACCGAAGAATGGGCAAAGGACAACGTTAGAATAGGAATTACACTTACAGACTATGATCCTGGACGATTAAGAAAAACAAAAGATGAGATGGATCTTAACTACAGATTGATCTCAGGAGATTTTGATGAGAAAGACGTAGACAGATCATTAAACCCACTCAACCTGAAAGGTCTTCGATGGCCTGCAAAAATTCAGAATTATCCTATAGAACTTGTTAAACTTGATGTATTAAAAGGAGAAGAATTATCCCGTCCTTTTAACTGGTTTCTTCGTGCTGCAAATGATCATGTAGTTATTCTCAAGCAGGAACGGGAAACAGAAGATGTAAAAAACTACATTGTAGGTCAACTTGATAATCCTAACTATTCTGAAGTAGCAGTAAAGAAAGATCTTCAAAAGATGAAGAAATATTACAACTACGATTATCAGGACGAGAGAGAGGAAATGGGTACAAGGCTTTTACAACATATATGGAAAACACAAAAAGTACCTTATATAACAACAGACGCATTCTATGATATTCTTACAGTAGCAGAAGAACAGTTTGCTTGTGATGTCCAGCATGGAGAACCAATAAACAGAAAGATCAGACCTAAGAACTTATCAATATTCGGTAATGGAGAAAGTACTTATGTAGATAACGCACTTGTTATAGTAGAAGATTCATACATGTCAGTAGCAAGTGTTCAGGATCTATTCTATGATGAACTCAAAGAAGATCAGGTAAAACAACTTGATGAAGGAGCAGTTAATAATAGGTTAGGACAGAACATAATGTTTTCCGGTCCGGTGAATCTATCAGAAGAATATGCTCTATCAGTTGGAACGCAAGTCATACCTATCACAAGTAAAGATACGTTTTATCATGGTGGAGGTTTTGATGATCAGGGAAATGTAAGGGTAACAAGAGTATGTTGGCAAAGTAAAGTTAAAGTAGGTTATCTAACATCATACATGGACGGGGAAGAAGTACATGATTATGTATCCGAAGATTATAAAATCAATGAGGCTTTTGGTGAAAAAATCACTTGGCAATGGCTTAATGAATGGTGGCAAGGCTACTGTATTGGAGGACCTTCAAATGGTATGTACTTAAAACTGGAAAGGCTTCCCCGTTTAGGTATGACTGTTAATAATCCTGGCAGATGTCTTTCTCCTTATGTAGGAACAATCTATACTATGGGAGAGAAAGCATATGCGCTTGTAGATCGGATCAGGCCATATAAATACCTTTATAATATAACAATGACAAGAGCAGAACTAGCTTCTGCAAGGAATAAGGGTGTATTGGCTGAAATGGATCTTGCAAGGATTCCTGATGGATGGGAACCTGATATATGGATGATGTATGCAGAACTTAACGGATGGTTTGTAACAAACAGTTTTAAAGAGGGCAATGAAGGTGCAGCATTGGGTAAACTTTTATCCAATTTAAATAATAGAGCACCATCAACAATGAATCTGGATGCATCCCAGGTGATAATATCAAATCTTGAACTTGCAAGATATATCAAGAATGAGATAAACGAGATAACAGGAATTACACCACAGAGAGAAGGACAGGTAAGCAACAGGGAAACTCTAGGTGGGGTTAATCGTTCTTTACAACAGTCGTCATTTATAACAGAACATTATTTCTATATCCACGACAATACCAAGTTAAGACTTCTTGAACTTAACCTTGAAACTGCAAAGTATTGTTACAGAGATCAGACATTCTCCTTAAATGTAATGGATGATGGACTTATAGGAAAAGTCCTTAATGTGAACGGACCATTACTTGCAGAAACATCTTATGGAATGTATTTAAGTGACGGAAAGGATGATGCTGAACTCTTCCAGTTTATACGTCAATATTCTCATGCTGCACTTCAAAATGATACTGCTAAGTTTAAAGATCTATTTGAAATAATGAGATCAAAGAGTATAGCAGCAGTAGGAAGAAAGATGGAAGAGGCAGAAGATGTACGTCAGGCAGAGAAAGAAGCAGAACTTGAACGTGGATATCAGTCACAACAGCAGGCAGCAGAATCTCAGATAAAATGGGATCAGATGAAGTTTACTCAACAGATGGAACTTGAAATGCAGAAACTTCAGAATGCCATAGTGCTTAAAGAAATGGATCTTCAGGGTATAATACTTAAACTTGGATCGGATAATGATATAGAGGCACAAAAGATTCAAAAAGACATACAATTATCGAAAGACAAATTAACTACAATGGTTAAACAACTTGAACAAAAGAATGAAGAATTTAATAGAAAACTTGCACAGGAACGAGAGTTGTTTACAAAACAACTTGCAAGCAAGAACAGAGAAAAGGTAAAAGCAGATGTATAATAATTAATATATAAATTAATTTTTTTAACATATTCCATTAAAGATTATATATTTTTTTATGAATTAATAAAATTATAAACTTGGTAAATTATTAGCAGTATGGGAAAAAATGATTCATTTGGTTTAAGTTCGTTTGAAGATCTCAATATTGAAAGCATCGAGAAGGAACTTGGACTGATCCTGCCTCCGAGTGGTGACGAAGGTAAGACAAAAGAAAAAATAAAGGCAAAACCTGAAAACAAGTTAAGTCCTATAATAGATTTAACTCAGAAAATACAAATACCGGAAACGGAAGAAGAAAGAAAGATTTTTGGTGACGCAACAGTAGCAGAGAAAGAAGAGGAAGAGGAGATAAAGAAGGAAGAAAAAACTCCAGATAAAGAAGAAAGTGAAGAATCAAAGGGGGATGAGGATGCCGAAATAACAGAAGATTCACCACTTTTTCTCCATGCTGCTACACTTCATGAAGAAGGCATCCTCCCTACCCTTGATTTAGAAAGCCTTAAAGGTAAAAAATATTCAGAAGCATTACAACTATATCTTGATGCACAGAAAAAGTACATTGAAGATGGTCGTAATGAATATCTTAATAGTCTATCTGCAAGACAAAAAGAATTTCTTGAGATGATAGAGAAAGGTATTCCAGAAGAAGAAGTAGAACATCAATTTACTATTGAAGATAGTTATAGCAAGATAACTGATGAAATACTTGCAGATAATACAGAATTACAGGAACAGTTAATCATACAAAATTATAAGCTAAAAGGAGTTGCTGATAAAAAGATAGATGCATTCCTTAAAGTTGCAAAAGACGAAGAAAGATTATTTGAAGAAGCAAAAGATGCAAAGGATGAGATCAATGTATACATTGCCAATCAAAAGAAAGAAATGCTTCGCAAAGCT